TACACCAAACTAGCATCATTATAACAATATAACGCTAAATCAAATATAGTTTGACCGTTTATTACTTTAATTTCTTTCTGCATCTATTGAATATTCAAAATCTTCATTAGTACCTTTAACAAGTATTTGGTTTACTTTATACCCATCACTTGCTAATTGTATATTAATAGCTCTCTTTAAAGCATCTTGTTGACCACTTGATGCAATATACTTCATGATTCCAACGCCTAATAAAGGTGACTGTTTCCAATGACCTACATCTGTAATACAGATTAATTGAATGTGTTGCATGTCTGATTCTGATAATTTAAAATCTCCATTTTCAATTACTAAATCAAAATCATCGTCTAATGTTATATCTTTAACTGCCATCTCCTTGTTTAACTTTTTGGTTTTCTATTTCTATTTGTTGTGTTGGTATTAATGGCGTTACACTTGTAAAGAAACTAGCTAATGGGAAAGTACCACTTGGAGCTAATGTAACAACTTGACTAGAACACGCTGTTATCAAATCATTTAATTTATTTTCTAAATTATTTAACTTATCTGTTAATTCTTGAACTCTCACTAAACCATCGTAATTAGTGCCATTTAATTGAATTTCACTAACCTTACTTACTAATGATACATAAGCACTACTATCACTTAAAAAGCTAACCACAACAATACTATTAACTTCGGGGATCAATAGAAAACCATTATCAATATTAGCCATTAAACGAACCTCTGTTATATCAGCATCATCATTAATAGGTATGCAATAGCAAGTTAAATTAACTAAGTCGACACTATCAACTGTACATACTTTAGAATAAGCATTACTGTTTGGTGTTGTTAGTTTTCTTAAACTATCTCTTAATTCTTTACTCATCCTACCTTTGCTCCTAATGTAAATATTTGATGGTTTCCATTATCGACCCCGTAAACACGTTTTACTTTTTTGATTAAGTAAGTACCATCTCTCTCAGGTAATTTTTCACTTGTTATTTTTGCCATATCTCCATGCTTCATAATAGGTTCTCCAAATGTTTCAACGTCACCTCTGTAACCTGTATATTTATTTTCTTTAATCCATTCTTTAGCTGCAAATTCTAAACTTTTAGTATCCATATTATATTTATGGATTGTAATTTGATTACCATCTGGATCTCCAAATTCAATGGGATCTGATTTAGTATTATCGGGAAACATCGAAATTGCAACACATTTTAAACGTACATCTTCTTCTCTTTGCCATTCTAAAGTATCGCTATTAATTATAACCTCTTCCATTTTAAATTCAGCTTCACTAGTTACACTTGCATCATTAGCAAAACCAACGTGTAAAATGCCATCTCTAAAATAAGAGTATAAACCATATTCAGATTTTAACTTATCTAGTACCATTGCAGGAGTAGCATTAGTAACGCTAAATTTACCTAAATCAATATTATCCACTATTTCATATTCAATTCCTTTTGGAGTTAAACAAAAATCTAGTAATTCATCTAATTTAACTTTTAAAGGTATTGTTTTTGGATGCACTTTTAATTTACTATTAACTTCATCTAAAGCCTTTTTGCTAGGATAGTTTACAGTATATTGTTTAAGTAAATACATATCATCTTCACAGTCCAAAACAGTAGGCACATTACTACCTACATTTTTAATATATCCGCTAAATACTTTTGTAATATTTGGAACATATCCTAAACTAACTTCTATTTTATCTCCACGTCTAAATATTGGATTTTCACCATTAAATAAAGGTAAACCATCAAAAGTTAATTTTCTAGGTATTACTATTTTACAAGTATCTGTTAAATCTTCATAACTACTTTCAATCTCAATAGAATGTACAAAATCAAAGGTAATATTTCTACTAGTACCTTCACTTGTAATTGATATGGAGCATTGGCATTGTAACATTAAAACATACTTCTTTGAGTAAATATATCCTTTTTAGTATTAGTAGAACTTAATTCTATTGTGCTATCTGATAGCATATTAATTTCAACATCTATAATATTTCTTGCACCTTCACGCTGCCCAACTGTATAAGATTCAACTGCCACACTACTAATTAACCACTCATTTAAAAAGTTACATGATACTGGTAAAGATACAGGTGCTTTTAAATAGGCTACTAAACTATTTAATTGATTAATATCAGGTCTTTGATTTGCAGTATCTCCAACAATAACACCTTTTAAATTGATTACAAAATCTCCCTCACTCATAAACTCTTTTACAGTTCCATTTTGTCCAGAAATAGCAGTTTTAACTATATTCTTAGTTTGATTAACTGTTATTAAAGCTGTTTCGAATACAAATGGAGCATCTAAAATAACATTACCTCCACCAAATTCTTTACTAGCTGTATAAGTTATTTTATTACCTACTGAACAGTTAAAACTAAACATGTCAAAAGTAGGGATGCCAAACTTACTAGACTTAGTTAAATCACTATCAAACTGTTCATTAGCAATTTCAGTTTCATTAACTCTATAAAATTTAGGTTTAATAAAAGCTAATCCTGCACCTTTTAAAATAAGTTCTGCTTGTCCTTTTGGATTAGGTAATTTAGGTAATATAAAATTTTGTTTTGCCATTTTATATATTATTGATTTCTGCTAACAAATTTAACAAAGAATCAGCTACATCTTGTGGTTTTGGATGCTCTTCTTGTAATGAAATAGTTAATTTTGGTATTAGACAATCTATTGTTATTTCCATTTTATTTTTATTTTTATTTTATGCCATTGCTGTTAAATTAGCATCGTTAACCGTTTTTAGTAATGCTTTGCTAACCATTTCTTTAATCTTTGCAGTTCCTTCTGTTAAGTTAGTAGTTTGCACATTTAAACTTTCTACTAATTTAGTAATATTAATTGTTAAACTTTGTGGTCTTTGTCCTGTTACTTCTGTTCCTGTTCCTAATGATTTAGTAGTTGAAGCACCTCCTGCACCATCCACCCCACTAGCTCCCAAAGTTGAGCTTCCACCGCCTAAACTTTCTAAAGCTGCACCCCTACCTCCGAGTACACTCATTCTTTTTTGATAAATTCTTTTTTCAGCATCAGTTATTGGATTTTGTCTTTTTAAATCCTCTAAATCAGATTTTAACATTTGCTTAGAAACACTTATTGCTTTTTCGGTAGCCTTTTCTTTTGACATACCAAGCTTTTCATACTTACTAGCTAAATTCTCTACTGCCTTAGCTTCATCATTAAAACCTTGTTGCTGATTTTTTTGTAAACTTTCATTATGCAATTCTTGAACTGTTTTATACTGACTTATCAATACTGCTAAAATAGCTACTAAAGCTGTTATAGCTACAATTACCGCACCAATAGGATTAGCATTCATAGCGACATTTAAAGCCCATTGTGCCGCAGTAGCAATTCCTAGCCCCTCAGCTCGTGCCATTTCCCAAGCCGTTGCCAACGTTGTAGCTATCGTATAGGCTTTTGTCGCTACTGTTGCTATAACTATTCTAGCTGCCCATAATTTATATGCAGCTATAACTGGAATTAATACTTTTAATAAAAAAGTTATACCACTTATATTATCTTTAATATAATTCATTAAACTAGAAAGTCCCGACACAATAGAATTTATAGCGGGTTTTGCATTATTAAAAATAGCATCTTGCATAACCATAAATGAATCCTTTAAGTTACTTATACGCCCCGCTGTTGTATTAGAAGCATTTGCTAAAGCTCCGAAATATGCGCCACCTTTTTGACTTGCTAATTCTAAAGCCCCTGTTATTTGTTCGTAATTCCCTTTTTGCTCCTTTAATGATATATTATTTTTTTTGTAATAAACATCTAATATTTTATAAATATTTATACCAGCCATACCAAACTGCTTAATATCTGTTGATGTTGCTTGACCTGTATTTTTAATTTGCTGTAAATTGAATACCATTCTTTGCAAAGCATCTTCAGTTCCACCTGTTGCTGATATTGCGTTTGCTAAAGCGTTAAAATCTTTTTTAGCCTGATTAGCAGAAATACCCGTACTAATTAATGCAGCGTTTCCTTTCAGTAACGTATCAAACCCAAATGGACTTCTAGTAGATTCGTCTTGTAAATCCTGAAAAACAGATTTTGCAGCCAATGAACTTTTTAATAAAGTTTTCAATTGAACTTCTGCTAATTCAAATGAGCTTCCAACTTCAATGACACTCTTGGCAAAACTAGTTATTCCAACACCAGCAGCTAAACCTGCAAGTTTAGATTTTAAACCACTCATTTTGTCATCGAGTTTACTTGTATTAGATGCTGCTTCCTGCATCTTTTTACTAAATAAATCTTTAAGACTTAGTGTGTATTCTAAATTGTTATTAGCCATTTTCTTTTTTTATTCTTACTCCATTGTATTCTAAACAATAATCTAATTCAGCTACTCTTTTGCACCATTCCGAATCACTTAATTTATCAGGGTTTTCATGAAAATAAAAGCGGATGAGTGCATTATTTTTTAATATCTCATCCGCCTCTATATTTTCTTTGTGATAGTCTAGTTTTTTTTTAAAATAGCTAATCTTTTTTGCAAAAACTCAACAATTGCAATTTCACAACTCATTAATGCTTCTTCATCATTTAATACTGTATTCAAATCATCACCACCGATATAACAATTCTTTAAACAAGCTTCTACGGCTTTTAATGGGTCGTTACCTTGTGCTAATTTACCTACTACGGCATGAGTTGCTCTATCTGCTCTTTTTAAAAAAAGTGTCGCAAATTTAGTTCCTTCATCATCTAATGGAGCTTGAATTGTCGACACATTTTTGTGTAGTTGTTTTAATTTTTCTAATTCTAAATTTAATTCAATTTCTGTTTTCATAACTTTTTTTTAAGGTTATGCAAATATACAAAAAAATAAATTATAAGTATTGAATGTGTGAAATAATTAATTCTAATTCTACTGGAATTGATGTATCTCCACTTGAAGATGCTCTTTTGTTATTCATAAAACGAACGTTCTTTAAAACGTGTTTACGAGTAACTAATGCAGCATCCACATACATAACTACTATGTCAAATTCAGGAATATCTTGTATGCGACCTAATGGTGCTACACTTTGTATATTCTCTAATTCCTCCATTAAAATAGTCATCTTAGCAGTAGGTTCGATTTTACCATATCCACGAGATACTGGAAAACGTCCAGCCCCGTAAATATTTTCCATGCCTTGCTTTTCTTCGTATTCAATATTAGTGATCCCTACAATTGGTAAACCTAAAACGTTTACAATTATATCTGCCCACTCGTATGATTTGCCGTTAATTAACGGCGGTATTGGATATGCCATGTCTTAATATTTTTTAAATTGTTAATGCAAAACCAATGTTTACAGTAATTGTATCTGCTACACCTACTG